ATGCAAAGTGCCGGAAGCTTTGTCTGTTCCAGCGGAAAGATACGGCTGCGAAATACGTTGCTGCCGGTCGTGGTCAATCCCGTTAATGCGGTCACGATCTGGTCGCGGATTTGCTGCCGAACGTGCGCCATTTATTGTTTCTCCAAAACCAGCGTGGTCATACCAGTACCGTCATCCTGCACAATCCGCATTGTGTAGGCCACCGCGCTGATCGTAATAGTGTCGCCTTCGGCTGCGGTGCTAACGTCTGCGGTTCGGCAAACAAAGCGTGGTTGCTGTAATGCAAAGCCAACGCCCCCGCCAGCGTCAACCTCGACAAAATCATTGTCAAATATGCCATTGATCGTGCCGCCGTTATAGGTTGCGGCAACCCCGAAATCATCAACGCCAATGAATATAGCGCGATCATCTGCGGTTTCGACAGCCATTAGTCGGCGTCCACTTCAACCGGCTTTGCCTTTTTAGCTGACCATAGCTTTGCATAGCCGCGATCAATCAGCTTGTTCGCCTCATCTTCGCGAACATCGTGATCTTCGCCTTCAAGCATAATGCCGACCGATCCCGCTTGGCAGTCTTTTAGCGTTGTGATTTTGATCAGTTTTGTTGTCATTTTTTCTTTGTGTTCCGCTTTACTAGGCTGGCCGCTGATTTCTTTGTAAGGCCAATTGCCCGATCAGTGATGCCTTGCTTTTCTTCATATACCTCGACCTTGCCAGTATTGACTAGATCAAGCCCCACATTGTCAGTCACTTCGACAATATCGCCAACAACGTGCGCTTTACCGCCGATTAGAATATTACGTTTACACTTGATTTTCATCATTCACCCCTATGGGAAAAGCAGGGCGACCGGAGCCGCCCCGCTAGTTATTTAGGCATCGATGTCGAGACACGCAGCGAATGACTGTGCGTGACGAACAGCAATGTCCAGTTCTTGCATAACGCGGATGCGTACTGCGCCAGTTGAACCGGCTGTGTATGGATCAACCAAAACGTCTGGTGTGCTAAAGAAGCCCATCATCAGTTGGCTAAAGTCACCAAACACCATTGCAGAAAGTGCGGTTCCAGTGCCTTTGGTCAGATCAGATGGAACATTGTTGGTTATTGAAAGATTGTAACCATACAAGCTGTTCCAAGGTGCATCTAACAGCATAACGCTATCTGTTGACGCAACCTTTGCAGTTGAAGCCATCAGAGACTTAACCTTTGGGTTGGTCAGATAAGCAAGCGTGTTGCCGTTAATAGCAGCATTGTCAACTTCAACTTCTTTAACCAAGTTGACAATATCATCCCAAGCAATCGCGCCACCGTTTGTGCCGATTGCAACTGAACCGATACCGGCGGTGCCAGTAATGCCAGTTGGCTCGTTAGAACCGCCGCCCTCGATTGCAACATCTTCAATTTTCTGTGCAATCGCGTTCAACAGGTCATCGCGAACAATCTGCTCAACAGATGGGTCAGACTGGATCATCAACAGGCGTGAAACGTCTGTAAATGCGCCAAGTGACTTTGGTGACATTGTGATCTGTGAGAAAACAGCGTTCACCTCAGATGTTGCGCCATTCTCAGCCACAAAACCAGCAGAAACGCCGGTTGCCAGCTTTGGAATAGCCACATCGCCACGCAGACCAGTCATAAAGCGTGCGCCAAGCTCGTTGAACACTAAGCGTGACCGCAGAGCATCAACAAACTGATCGCCAAGATGATCTGTTCCGACCAAGTGACCACCGGCTGTAGCTGTGCCAGCAGTTAGGTCACGACGACCGCCCCAGAAGCTATCTGGCGCATAAAAGCCGCGTGCTTCGCGACCAGTGCGCTTTGCGATTTCTTCTGAAACTTCACGCTCAAGACCTTGCAGACCAGAGCCATTTACCAAGCCGCGAACAGCTTTGATGAATGAATAGTCGCGCTGCTCTTTAGCTGACATATCAACCGCACCGGCTGACTGCTCAAGTGGCTTGCCTTCGCCAATGGCGTCAAGCAATGTTGCGCGGAATTGTGCAACAGACTGGCCTTCGCCGATAGCTTGATCAGCTAGGTCACGGCGGTTGTGTTTAACAGCAAGATTGATGATCTCGCTGGCATTCTTTTGGAAATCGCGCTTGGCTGCTTCAGCGGCTGCTTCACGGATTTCATCGTGATTTACTTCAGACATAATAACTTTTTCCTCTGTCTTGATAGTAGGTTCGATAAATTCAGCATTGCGATTAACGCCCACACCGGCATCGGCTGGCACGCTTACAATACTAGCTTCGTATGGCAACCAAGAAGAAACACCAACTGTCCCATCGGCTCTCTTGTCTTCCATTTGGCGGATTTGATAACCGATGCTGACGTTGCTTCGTATCCCATCCTTGACGTCTTGATAAACTTCTTGAGCCAGTGCGCTTTTTCCAAAGCGAACCACTGACCGCAACTTGCGATCAGCTTGATCCAAATAAGTTCTTTCAATGACACCAATTTGTTTTGTCAGATCGTGGTCAAGCAATAATGGTGCGTGACCGCTGTTCAATCGTGACAAATCTGCCGCGCCATCATCGTGACGCAAAACCTCTAAACCAAAAGAACGCTCAACGGGTTCTTCAGATGAAATCGACATTCTAACGCGCCGATCATCTTCTTCCACCATTTCAGCCGCCCCAGCGCGGTGCATAAGTTCACCACGGTCAAAGCGTTCTTCAATATGTATTTCTTCATTTTCCATTGGTGCATTATCTACCAATTCAGCTTCTTTTTCAATCTGGTCATTTTCAGACATTTTCAGCCCCTTCTTCAACAATTGCTGGCACTGGTGCCTTTGTGCCAAATGGCTGGAAAGCGGTATCAATGCCGTAACGGTCGGCCAGTTCACTTTCGCGGTTGATCTGTTCAAATATTTCTTCGGTATCGCGGCCATATTGCGAATGAACATCTTGCAAGCTAATGATGCCGTTGTTCAGTGCTGTCACGCTGGCGTTGATTTCTTTAGCCGGATCGACCCACGCAAAACCGCGTGGCCGGTATATCACTTGATCTGCAAACAAATCATACTTTCCCATCGGCAAGCTAACGCGGCCAACAGTAATAGCCATTTCCAGCCAAGCGCGGTAAATCGGATCAATGAAGTGATCGATCATAAATTGCTGCACCATCTTGAAATGGTCGCGATCTTCAATTGTGCCTTGCCGAATTGATGAATAGCTAACGCCTTCAAGGTTATTCGCCAGCGATACATATGAAACGCCAAGACCGGACGCGATGCCGCGCAAGATGCCCTTTTCAAACTCCGCAAAGCTGTCTGTCGGGTTTTGCGGGTCAAAGGCGGTGAATGACATTCCAGCCGGTAACTGTGTGAACGTGGCTGGCTCCGCTGACATTATAGGCGCGTGATTGTCGTAATCATCGCCAACAAAGCCATCACCTTCGGGGCTGGTGAAGAAACCCATCTTTGACGCAGCAACCCGCGCATTGACCAGCGTGGCTTCTTCATAACCATCCAGCATCTTTAGGCGCGATAATACGTTGCTCATCCAAGGCACGCCCCGCGTTTGACCGGCACGATCCTGCAAATAGCAGTGGATAATCTCACTGGCTGGCACAATCTTATGATGCCGTTTTGTGCGCGATCCATAGCCTTGATCGTGATGTGGGTGATCTTCAAACAGGTAATAATTCAACGGCTTGCCGGTGCGCTTGTCTAATTCAACGCCCATCCGCACTTCGTTGCCGTTGTTCAATCGTGCGTCATAACCCTCATCAAGATAATCGGCCTCTAAAAACTTTAACGAAAAGCCAAACGGGTTTCCGGCTGGGTTCTTAATCTTTTGAATTAGCACTTCGCCATCACGCGCTAATGTTTCCATAAACAACCGCTGCGCTTGCACCCAAGACACGCGTCCATCAACGGTGCAAAAACCAGCCCGACCCCAAGCTTGCCACGCTTGTTCAATGATCCGGTTGCCCACGCTGTCTAATGAATTGTCGTCATTCCGCTTTCTGACTTGTATCCGCACGCCATTCGCGCCGACCACGTTTGTTGACATAATCTGCAAATAGCGTTTGGCATATGGGTGGTTGCGGCTGATTTCGCGGCAACGATCCCGCAAAACGCGCAGTGATGGTTTAATTTCGCTATCTGCCGACCGGCTGCTTGCCACAAAATCGCTGAATAGTCGGCCAGTATCAGCCCCGTGAAACGCCCGAACCGCCTTGCGTGGTTGGGGCTTTGCTTTGAAAAAGTCAAATAAGCCCATTGTTAAAACCTCACTAGGATGGTTGCGCCGGTTGTTTCACCAGCCAAAGCGCGTTCTTTTTGCCGTTCTTTGGCATATTCCTTGCGGTAAAAGTCACGCGCATCAATCAAGTCTTGGAAACTCATTTTTGTCAATGACCGCCCGTTGATCGAATAACTTGAAACGTCTGCATCAGCCTTGCCTTGCAAGATGCTTTCAATCTTGCCAATCATTATTTCAGCGTGCGTGCGCGGGTCAGCCCCATTGACGTCCAAATCTTCAACGGCTTTAAATGTGCCGCGTTCAATAACTACGCGATTGCTGGATGCGGTTTCTGTGACTTCTAGCTGCCAGTGATAAAAGCCAGCAACAAATGCTGCGCTGGTTACGCTGTCCACCTCAAAAACATATGTGCCGTTTAATTCTTGCGCTGCAACTTTGATTTCAGTGCTGCCGCCGCCAGTGATGCGTGCGACATATTCCATTGAGTGCGTTGACAGTGGATAATCGCTAACCAGATCGGTGCGCTTCCAAAGCAGATAATCGCCAATAATGATTGTTTCTGGTTGCTGCCCGTCAGGGGCTTCATCAATATCAAATCTGTTTGCCATTATTTACCGCCAAGAATTAACAAAGCCGCCTTGTCTTGGTCGGCGTGCCAGTGGATTAGACTGTTGCGGCTGCGGTTGTGTTTCTGGTTCCGGCGCATTGACCACCCTATCGGCAACAGCGTTAATATTCAGCGACAAGATGCAAAGCGCAGCATATGCGTAGACCCTGCAATCAAGTGCTTCGTTTCTTGTGCGTGTCTTGACAAAATCGCGGCGCGGAAACCCTTTTTGATACTTTGTGACGATTTTTTCAGAATTTGCTAATTGCTGATAATATTCGTCAGAACGCCCCGCCGGAAAATGACAATAACCCGCACCCTCAGATTGTACGCGC